TTCATCGAAAATAAGATGAGAAGTTATGCATATTTATACTGACGCGAACAGTAAGCTCGTTCAATTTCTGGTGAATGTAATTGCTGATGTTTAGTTTTACGCCCAGCCATACGTTTGCGCCAGAGTTTAAAACTATTCGTTTTCAGTTTATATCTCATTAAACGAATAACATCACTTTCACGTAAGCCATACTCTCGCTCAATTGCTTCAAATGGAGTTCGATCTTCCCATGCCATTTCAATAATTCTAGATAAGTCCTGTTCAGCAATTTTTTTCATGTTATGCGCTTTTGAATTATACGTTAGCCAAATCTGATTTTTAACAAACAACTCTCTGGTAATAACGTTCTCTACCCGATTGCTTGCCTTAAACCTTTTCGTGTTTTGCTTCAGATCATAGAAAGATCAACATGAATTTTTTGTGATTTTTTAGCTTTGTAAACTGTTTTTCTACAAGACATAAACGGTTGTGAAACCGCTGAATAGTTCAACTTTATTTTTATTGTCCACTACGGCAAAAGTTTTAATACCTAAAACGTAAAAAAGCCATTGCCTTAACAATAGCTTTTTCGTTTATAATCATAAAATTATGCGCCCTTAGCTTAACTGGATAGAGCAGTTGCCTCCTAAGCGACCGACGTGGGTTCGAGTCCCGCAGGGCGCACATAGAAACCATAATTAAATCAATGCTTTTATATTTATAAGTATGCTTTTGACAGGCTTTTGACAGGTTTACCTGTCTTACCCCAATTTATTAAAAAACCAGTGCGCTTATTTTCCGACCAAATGCACGTTTAACCACGACAAGTTTTGACTTTCCATTGTTTATCCACAGCTTTTTAAATTTGAATTTATCAAGCCTCATCTCTACCATTAATCTTGAATTTGTTACGATTTCAAAATGGTATGAAAAGGCGAATTTTTGCACTCGTTGACGTAAATAATTGCTATGCAAGTATTGAGCGTTTCTTTAATCCAAAGCTCAACAATAGACCAGTCATTGTTCTTTCAAATAACGATGGCTGTGCCGTTGCGCGTAGTGCTGAAGCAAAAGCAATTGGTATAAAAATGGGTGAGCCATTATTTCGAATATTAGACCTTGTTAAAAAATATGATGTCGCAGTTCTTTCAAGCAACTACCCTGTTTATGCAGAAATGAGTAGGAGATTTCACGCAATATTAAAACAGTTTGTCGCTGCTCATGAACATGAAACTTACAGCATTGATGAAGCTTTCTTAGAGCTAACAGCATACGAATATAAATATGATTTAAATGCTTATGCGAAACTAATGAAAGATAGGATATTTGCATGGATTGGCCTCCCGGTGTGCGTTGGTGTTGGCAGATCCAAAACTGAAGCAAAAATGGCAAATCATCTTGCTAAAACATATCCAAATTTTAACGGCGTATGTAATCTAGTTTACTTTCAAGAGAACATTAGAAATCTTTTATACAAACAGACAAAAGTTTCAGAGGTATGGGGTGTCGGAAGACAACATTGTAAAAAATTAGAAGCAATGGGAATTATTAGCGTATATGACTTAATGATGGCAAATCCGTATCACATTGAGTCATTGTTTAGTGTTGTTTTGAAAAGGACGGTTCTGGAGCTTAACGGCATTGCATGCATAGAAATTGAAGACACACCACCCACAAGAAAACAAATCATTTCTTCAAGAGCATTTAAACAAAAAATTATCGACAAAGATGATTTAAAAGAAGCTATTGCCAGACGTACGCAAGAAGCATTTATGAGAGTCAGAAAGGACCATGTTTTGTGCGGGTGTATTATTGGTTTCGCCCACTCCAGTCCTTTCGATGTAAACAAGCCGTTTTATAAAAGAGAATTATCACAGTCGTTTAGTGTACCTACAGATGATGTTAGGAAGCTGGTAAAGGTAACAACAAGAATGATTGATTATATTTATAAAGCTGGGGTGGACTTTAAGAAATGCGGGGTTGTCTTAACTGCTCTTGAAAGTAAGCATACTTTTACTTACGACTTATTAACTGATTATAGCGATTTAGAAAAGACTGAAAATTTGATGTGTGCAATTGAAGGAATTCATGAAAAGTTTGGAAAATACAAACTTGGATTTGGCGGGAGTATGTATCAGAATCGGGCGTGGTCAATGTCTCAAAACTTGAAATCTAATAATTATTTTACCCTTGAAGGTATGCTAAAAATAAATAACTAACTCAACTTGAGAATAATTTTTCTCAAGAATGGCAATTATTTAAAAAATTGTGCAAATATTTTCACATCAATAAAAGGCTCTCATTCAAGAGCCTTTACAATCGCACTATGTCTTGATTTGCAATCATTGTATTTTGCAACTGTATCGATTGACCAAATCATTAAGCCTTTCCCAGTTGTGCCCTCAACCTCGTTTAAATTGGGACATGGTTGCATTAAGTTAGCTGGTATTACCGGCTTTAATGAGTTCATTGAGTTGCTGCACCCCAGCATCGTCAACACAGCTAGACTTATAAATAGGACGCTCAACGATCTTTTGCACTTCACGTGTAATTGTTTCGACTTTTGTGCTTTGTTCTGCTCTGACTCGTTCATAGTCTGCACTCACTTTATTGATTTGGTTTTGCTTGACTGCAAGGGCCTCTAAATTTTTCTTTTCAATTTTCTGGATCTGTGCCAAGCATTTTTGATCAGCTTCTTTAAGCTGGCCTTCTTTGTGATTAAGTACGGCCAAAGTTATGACCAATAAAAAAGCGAGAAAACCAATAATGATTTCTCGCCAGAATTTTGCAGCTACAACAATCCACATTTTTAAAGCTCCTCCACTTCTGGTAGGTCAACGGTTTGCCCTGCAAGTTCATGGCGACAATCAGTTAAAAATTGAATCTGACCATTTCTAATAAATGAGTGGCATTGGTTAGATCCACCACCATTTACCATCAAGGACGGCGAGAAAGTTGGTTTTTCTACATTCCCATCAAAATCCCATCGTATGCGGTGTTGCTGACCAACATGTATGGGGTGCAGATATTTACAGCCGGGACACTCAATAAAGTAAATGCCGTTAGATTCAAGCATCACATTACTTACTTTTTTAAATTCACTCATGAATTGGCACCTACACACTTTTGATAGCGATCGATCTGGCGCAACCAAACCCCATAGCATCCGTTTTTACGAATAGAGCAATCACGCTTGGCAACGTACTTATATTTAAGCAATGAGTCGCAAGCTGCTTTATATTGACTAGCCTTTAAATGCTTAGCCATTGATGATTTTGCGAATGTCGGAACACCGTATTGATATGAGAAATCAAGGTAAATGTCATATTCAACTTGTGACAATTTCACCCCATTTAATGAGTCCTTAAATGCCACTTCACGCTTCGCCACATCATTACGCAACCATTTATCTGCGGTCGCACGTGTAATTGCTGGATCTGTCATTTTTACAGGTGAACCGTCTGGCTTAAATGTAGAGCCATGGCCTTGCGTTGGTCGATCACCTTTAACGGGTATTACTGGCTTTGATGTAAACCCTTCATCGTTTTTTACGCCCACAAAAAAAGCAGCCGAAGCTGCCAAGAATGCTGCGAAATATTTAGTCTTGTTTGACATTACAGTCACCTTTTAGCTTTTCGATCCGAAGTTCATACTCAGCTTTTCTTAATTTATGTTCGACTCTCTCACGGCGATTACGGGCTATTGCAAAATAGATTTGAATAATTAAACCCAAAGCCGCGATAAACAAACCACCCCACGCAATAACGTCAATTTTGGCTATAAATCCGATAAATGACCCCACACCAGTAGTTGCTGTTACTTTTTGCGTTATTGTTGCTGCACCGACCCCAAATGCAGACTGAGTTTCAGACATTTTATTTCTCCAGAATTTGGGCAATAAAAAGCCCCAATTAAGGGGCTATTTAGTACTTAAAAAGCTATAGCTAGTAATTCGCTGTTTGTTAGTTTTCTATCGTAAATATAAACTTCTTTTAAGAGCTGTGAGAATGTCACAGACCATGTAATACCACCACCCAAATACAACCGAGTTAGATTTAAAGCTTCGTTTATTGGCAATTCGACAATAGTGCCATTCTGGAACATTGTAGCTTTTGTACCACTCATGCTTAATGCAAAGACTTCTTGCTGAACTGATTCTATGTTTGTAATGGAACTTTCTGTTGAAAGATTCACTCTAAGAATCCCCTTTTTGCTTGTCCCTCCTTTTTGACGTGCAACGTAAACCCCCTTGGTGTCTACTTCTTGCAAGATTTGTAAAATAGTGCCGCTTTGTGCGCTTGATAAAGCAGCATCGGCATAATATTTCATCTCTGCCTTTTTAATGATTACCGTCAGTTCATTGCGTACTGCGAGAAGACTCGCAAGAATAGTTTTATTGAATAATACTACTTCAGCCGATACTGGTCCTGTCGCTTTAGTTTGAACAATCTGCGGCAGATTCGAAGTATATGCTTGAAAATGTAAAATATTTGAAGGTGTTACAGTAACAGTGACACCCGACGCAGCACTTAATGCTTTATACATGAAAGGTGATGCTTCTGTAGACACTCCAGTTGTGATTGTGTTTCCACTACTGTCTTTTATAACAACTGCACAAGAGCCACTTCCCCAGCACTGCACAATAAACCACGATGCTGTAGACAGACCAATCGTGATTGTTTGAGTTGCAGGAACTGTGGGATTTGCTAATAAATTGGTAAATGCTGGTCCAATTAATAAGCCACGCCCTAAATCGGGATCATTATGGAATCGCGGTGAATTCACCCCCGCAGTTGCATAATTACCTGTGTCGTCAATATAACCGGCTGCACTTCCACGAGTTAGCGAGATTAAATCTGAGAAACTTTTTTCAATACCATCCTGCTTATATGATCTAGAATTAAAGTCAGCGCTTACTCGTGCACCCGATGGCACACTCACACTTAAAGCGCTCATTAAGTATTTTTTAGCAACACCTGTGCCAAACAATATAGTTGTCATATTTTAAATCCTAGTTAATTGATACAAAGTTAGTTTGCGTTTTATATAATCGCCAAGAAGGAGTTCCCGCTTGATCACTTGTATAGAGGACAATAAGCGATAATTTTTCATCATCAGTGAAAAGTGGCAAAAACGTTGATTTGTACAAATGAAGCGTTGTATCAAAAAGGCCTTTATTAGATTCTTGCCATTTAAAATTTTGCATATCATCAGTAACACCAACGTAAAGTTGGTCACGACTATCGCTATGCACAAGCAAAAATAATTGGTCGCCTAGAAATTTTGCTTCAAGATGGTAAGCAATGAAATTTACCTCAATAACTTTAACCAGTTTCCAATTTGGATTCTCAAGACTCTGTGAAACTTCTACTGTGATGCTTCCCGATAAAGTTGCTGCATACATGTAAAACAAACCATCTTTTGCATTAAATGCTATTGCAGGACTAAGTCTTAAATTATCTCCAATCGTATATTCGGGCAAAATCACTTTTTTCTCAGACCAGCTCACTCCATCTTTGGTGTTTTTCCCAAAAAAAGTTTGCTTAGCGGTGTTTCGATCTCGGTTACCATTGTAGTAACGTGTTTGTCGCCAGCAGAACCACAACTCACCATTTATCGGGTCATATGTAAAAAATGAGTCTGATAAGTGCCCTGAAGTGGCACCATCTGAATCAGGTGGATCAGTATCAAAAGGTTGAGTAATATTGGGTATCAATTCCCAATCATCAAAGTTTCCTGAATTTGAACCGTAGATATATGGAAGCTCATAGTCCTCAATATTTGAGGTGTAAGGGTTTAATCCTAACCAATACTTATAGCCATTTAGAGGTTTTTCGAATTTGATGATGTTGGGATGAACAACACCACTATCAGCGACCCAATTTGTTTTTGTACCTTTGTCATTGTATGCACCAATTTGAATATATTGATTCGACACAGGCATTGTTAAATTGTTTATCAAACTATCATTAACGTGATAATTCTGTGCGAGCAAACCTTCTGCGACGGGTGCTTTTACTTCATTTGAATTCAGAATATGGCTGACTTCCAAAGAAAGAAAATCTGCTGCTGTCTTATAAGTTTTTGGGGCCGTAAATGCTTTATTAATTTGCCCCATATTTAGCAAATAATATTGAATAGAATGTTCTAGACCAGTAAAAAAGAATTCAGAATTTTGATCTATGTATCCAATCAAATTACCTTCAATATCTTTAAATTCATATAAAGTCCCGCGATCACTAATCCCTAAAAGACCGGTTTTCTCTTTAATTCCAAGTATCTCCATCTGTACCGAATTTTCTAGACCGGGAAGATACTTACCGCCATTAACATCTGTAAATTCATAGACATTTCCCGCACTGTCACGAAAGCCATGAAGAACCCCATTATTTCCCAAAAAAAATGCAACTGTAGCAATTTGCTGTTTTGCCGCATCATTCGCCACTAGTGTAATATCATTTTTAATATTTCTACCCGTAGAAACCCATTTTGGGGTGGGCGTAACAGCAGGATCCCAACGGTACTCATCACCCGTATCTTCAACTCGCGCTAACTGATAGTTATACAAAGGCATAATTGCATTAAGAACTGATAAATTAGGCGCTGAAATATAACCGCCGACATTTTCAATTTTTTGTATTGCAGCAGTAAAACCCTCTTCGCCCAAGCGAGAAACCATTGGTATAGACTTAAAAGGAGGACCATAACGAGGGGTGATTATGGCATCAGTGTTATTTGCCTTACCTGTATCCTCAATATCTATTTCCAAGTTCTGAAAAGTTTCAGGAGTAAGTGCCATAAAATTTCTCCAAAAAAAATCCCCGCAAATGCGGGGATCAATAGGGCTAATCATTAAATAAGGTTGTTTTTTATATCGCTATCATTTTGATAATAACGTTCATCAAGGTTTACCAGCGTTAATTCATTTTCAAACACACCTGCCCTATTTTTGGTTGTAATAAGAAATAGCTCATCGTTTTGTCGATCATCTGTTGAAAGTGAATAAACAGTTTTAACTTCGCCTTGTGTTACAAGCGCCTCAACTGGTGGCCGTGACAAGACAAAATCAAAATCAGTTTGACCTTGTGTTACTGGGATAATGTCTATGAAGCCACTCTTAAGTTGAAGGTGAATCACAAATGAATGTTCGCTTGAAAACTTGCAAGGCTGTGAACCTGTAATATTTAAGCCATTCCAAGCCAAAACCTCCCCGGACAAAATCGCCTGTGAAGGATCACCAAAGAAAGTTGGAGCAAGGCGAGTATCATCAACCACCGCAACTGGATCACCCTTCCCTACAAGCTCGCCTTCACCAAAGCATGAGTATCGACAATTAATTGCTTGATACTTGATCTTATTCCAAGCGCGCCACGCGATTATGTGCGCCTGACTTTTATAGACAACGCCATAGCCTTCGATCTTTTTCGGGTTTGTAATCTGGTCATTAGGGATCTTTAAAGTCTTTTCAATCCAGCCTGCCTCACTATCAACGTATGTCATTTCAACACCGTCATAATTGTTTTCTGGCTTAGTTCTGATTGTTCTAACTTCTGTACGAGCCTTTTTATTTCGGTGGTTGAATAATAAATAAGGCTCTCGATCTGCCCGTTCAAGCTCAAAGTAAATCTGACGATTTAGACGGCGGTCATTACAGCAAGAGACACCAGCCAACATCCTGAGAATCTCTTCAAATGATTGGTTAGCATCATCAATTGTGTAATTAAACTCAGCCATCTTTTCCGAGCCGAAATACTCCACAACTTCATCAAATACCGCATAAAGTTTGTTGATATTGACCTCATTTAAAGTTCTGCGGCCAATCAATTTATTTAAAGCTAACTCAATGACAAGATCCGGTATGAATCTTGATGGAATGCGGTTTGTAGATTGTGCGCCCGTCCGATATGTATAAACCAAGCTTTCAGCAATACAGTTTGTCATACGGCTATCGATTGCTGTTGCTGCACGTGTTGCTTGTGTGCGCTGGCGTATTAGAACCCGGTTGTCATAAACAAGCTTAGACAAATAATGATATGCGTAAGCTGTATAGAACTTTGTTTCATCAGATAGATCTACAGCATCGCCATTGTCATTAGTACGTCTAGCCCTAAAGCGTACAGCACCAGTAAATGGCAATGTAATCCACATGGAGCCGCCGACACTATCGCGGTTGTTTGACTTACCATTTAAGCGAATCGTTTGATTGTAAACTGTGCCTGTTGGACTACCATTTGCTACCTGCTGAAATTCAACATAGATATCCACAAATTTTGCATCAGATCCTTGATAGATACCGTTTAAAGCTTGAAAGTTAAGCAGCAACCCAGTGGCTTTCGCCGATTCAATTGTAAACCAACCAATATAGTTGTCTTGACTACCCCTTAATTTAATTGTGCCAGCACCTGTTTTTTGATCGGCCAAGTCTGCCAATTTATTCCAGTCATCATTTACGGCACTTGGAGTTGCAAGAGTTATTTGCTTGTTGGCAATATCAACGCCTGTCACAACGTAATCGCCATCTAAGAAAATATTTGCTGTATTTGCAGTGAGATTTGCTGAAATATTAGCGGTCAATACTTCTGTAAGATTGGCAAAATTTGAATTAGTAGAAACAGGATTCTTTAAATGAATCGTATAAACACCAGAATCATAGCTCACCGAATCAATATCATATAAACCTGCAAGGTCTAATTGCCCACTTACAGGATCAGTTACTAAAAGAGAGGTAACATTGATTTTTCGATAATCTTGAAAGTCTACAACGGTCTGACTTGAAGCAATTGAAAAGGTG